GCCATCTGGCTCTGGTATAGGTATGCGTCATCATAACGCTAATACCGCAGGGCTTACTCTAGCTGCACATTATGCGCGTAATAGAGGTAAGTACTTCGGTCTTATGGGTATGAGATATCTATGAAACACACACCAACCTACCTAATGCAAAAGATTCAGCAGTCTGCGGATCCCTATGCGCCAGTTAGACAACCTTCTGGTTTCTGGTACAAATCTGCTAGATGGATGCGGGATCTACCAATGGATAACCCAGCAATTCTGGCTGCTGGTGTAGCACTTTATCCGTTTGGTTTACCAATCCACGGTGCGTTGGCGTCGGTGTGGGCAGCTGCATCCCTATACTCCACAGGTAAGGAAGTAGCAGCCGCAATCCCATCTTTTGCTCGTGGTCTAATGCGGTTGGGTAGCCGCAAGCACGAGTTCGCATCTCCGATGGTAGACACCACTGCTGCCCGGAGTATGAGACAGGCTAGTCTCAGAGCCATACACGACAGTGGGTATATGCTTCGGGCTGTCATTGGGTCAGAAGCAAAGATAATGCATTCATAATATGAGCGAAAATCCACTATCATCTGAGAAGCAAACCAAGCAACGTGTAGAGTTAACGTGGACTGAGCGGTTTGCCACACACAACGCTCGAGTAGATCCCGGTGATGTTGTCTGTTCTTCCTGTCTTCAGAAGTACTCCTGTGATCCATCTGTACGACACTCTACCGGTCCTATGCTCCCACCAGTATGTTCCCTTAGCACATATGCAGCCCTGAAAGATGCTAAGAAACAATCCTGGTGGAGTACCCTCACAGAACAGGAGCAAATAGACTATGAATTAGCTACTGACCCAGTTGCCTGGGCAGCAGTACGACTAAAGAGCCACAGAGATCCAGGTGAACCGTGGACACCTGAGTTTTATCAAATCGAGCCATTACGCTGTACCGCAAATAAGATGCTGTTGCTTTTCGGTAGGCAAACCGGCAAGTGCATAAGCTCAGGCAACATAAACACTTACGATGGGGGGCAGATTCCAGTCCAGAGCCTGGACGGCAAATACTTTGATGTTGTATCACTGAAAGGTACAGGGATAGTCCCAAGACGCGCTACTGTCACTAAGAACATTGTAAAGCCCTGTGTTCGTGTAACTTTTACCTCCGGTAGATCTTTAGAGGTTAGCACAGACCACCCCTTCAAAGCTTTCGACCGCTGGACTGATGCGGCTGATCTCAAGCCCAAAGACAGAATAGCCTCAATCGGTAGGGGTGTATTTGGTACTACAGAGATGCCGGATGAGGAGGCTGAAGTCCTCGGGTTTTTTGGTAAACTAGCCAAACATAAGTCGGTACCAATAGCCATCCAGACGGGTACGAGGCGCGTTGTATCCATGTTCCTCAACAGACTCTTTGCTTGCGATGGCTGGGCGTGCGTTAATGAGGACGGCTCTAACCAGATAGGTTACTGCTCTGCCTCCAACGAGTTAGCAAGGGGTGTCCAAGAGTTGTTATTCAAGTTCGGTATCTTCTCGACTATTTATGAAAAGTTCCCGCTATGTGAAGGCAAGCGGTTTCATGCTTGGCATCTTTTGATCTCCCGAGGCGAAGACATAATCAAGTTCGCCAACGAGATCAACATACTTGGCAAAGAGGATGCCGTAGCCAGGGTTGTTGCGGCTATCCGGCCTATGACAGATAATGAGATCCTCGACGCTCCAGAGTTACGAGATTGGGTCGGGTCAGATGTCCTGTGGGATGAGGTTTCGTCTGTAGAGGATATCGGCCCGCAGCAAACATACTCAGTTTCCATCCTCGACACCGATAATTACGATGATCAGAACTTTGCAGTCGATGGCATATTTACCCACAACACCGAGGTTTTGGTAGCCAAGATACTAAATAGATTAGATACACGGCCCGGTTATAAGATTCTCTGTGTTGTTCCTTTCCAAACCCAAGCGGCAGATATTTACTCCCGAATCCAAGCATTCCTAGCAGTATCCCCAGACCTACGTGCCCGTGTGACACGAGAACGCGAATCTCCTGTGCACGAAATAGGTTTTGATAACGGTAGTCGTATTCGTATATTCACCGCAGGCGAGCGTACTGGTAAGTCAGCATCTGACGTTCGTGGGCAGTCAGCTGACTGGTTGGTTCTAGATGAAGCGGCCATGTTATCCGACGATACACTAGTATCCATTATGGCCACACTAACCAGAGCGCGTGTACCAGAGATATGGGTATCATCCACACCCCTAGAAGCGGTTGGCAGGTTTCACGCATGGGCTACCAACCCTATGGAGGGTTTTCGTGTATTCTGGATCCCATCATCGTCTGCCCCAGAGTGGTCAGATGAAATAGAGATGTTTTATAGGCGTACATACTCTAAGGCACACTATGCCCGTGAGTATGAGGCTAAATTCGGGTATACAGAAAAGGGTGTATTTAGAAAGCAAGATATAGAGTTCAATGGTGTTATAGTTCCATACGATGTAACCAACCCCGCACCAAATCCTATAGAAGACGTATATATATTTGGTGTAGATTGGAACTCCACTGGTAATGGTGTGGTTATACTGGTTTATGCGTGGAGTAATACTCAGGAGAAGTTCATATTCACGTATAAAGAGGTTATAGATAACGCGGACTTCACCCAACTTAGTGCTGTAGACCGGATAGTACAGCTCAATGCTGTGTGGCAGCCTAAGTACATCTATGTAGACGATGGGTATGGCAAGGTACAGGTAGAGGTACTAAAAAAGTATGGTATTGAGCACCCACAAACTGGACTACACCGTAAGGTCAAGCCGATTGCAATGAATAGCCCCATTGAGATCCGGGATCCCCTAACCCGCAAGAAAATCAAGAAGCAGGCCAAAAATCTATTAGTAGAGATGGCCAAAGCTAAAATGGAAGCCCATCAATGTGTGTTTCCTAAGAGTGAGGATCATAAGGACGGTATCCTTGGTCAGATACGTGCTTATGAGGTTATAAAGACTACCGCCGCAGGACTTAATGTCTATTCCCAGGGCAACGAGCACTTACTAACTGCCTGGCTATTAGCATTGGGCGGTTTCTTGATAGAGTTTACGGATCTAACTCGAGTTAGACTGGCATCTGATATAGTCAAGATGGATCCCGATGCCCGGTTGATAAAGCAGATTACATCCGAAGCAGATAAAATCGCCGCTAGAGAGGAACGAGATAGGATGGAGCCTAGATCTAGAACTGAAGTACAAAGAAGGTTGGACATAGGCACATCTATCAAGTATGCTGCTACTGGGTTACCTGAGGGGTTAAAGCGTACGCTTAATAGCATAAGTCGAGAGCCACCCAGGAGAAAAACATGGTAATGGATCTGCAAAAAGTACCAGATTTTGATTACTACCGCGAACGCAAGATAGATCTGGAAGATAAGTCTGTAGTACCCGGGGCTACAAAGGCTCCCGCAGTTTCCAAGGAAATGACTGCTGCCCTGTATGGTAATATGGGTAAGGTGCTAAGTAAGGTAGATAGGTTACTAGACGAGATCAAGAAGAACGCCCCGCCAAGAATCCCCGTACACGAACAAGCCGTAGAGGTTAGATTAGCACTACGTAACCTATACCCAGGACAACCAGCAGACTATATTACCTATCTCCAATATCTAGACTGTATTGAGTACGAGAATAAGTTTTACAACTTCGACCCCACCAAGGTAATAGACCTACTAACTGGTGATCCTTCTATAGACTCAAGACTTCTATCCCAAACAATGCAAGAATCTGGTACTGGGATGAAACCAGATGAGTGGATGTTACTGGGTGGCCACTTTGCCTTCCTAATGGTACTCAATCGCATCTTACAAACCTTCCAAGCACCAAATACACAAAAGGCAGTAGCCGGTAAGATGCCTCCTGGTACAGAGACCGCTGCTACGCTTGTACAGGTACTAATTGGACTAGCGGCCATACTACTCCAGACAGCTATTACCGAGAAGGAAGCTGCCAAGTCACTAGAGAGTACCTTTGGTGAGTTCCTGTCCACAGTGGGTACTTCCGCAGACTCCATAGTTGAGTCTGCTAAGAACCAACCCCCAGATACACTTATGTCTAATTACTCCCAATCCAGGGAGGGTGAGTATAGGGCAAATATAAAACAGTACTCAGATATCTATGTGATAAACAACCCCGGCTATGAGACCTGGGTCGCATCCGACGATGTCCACGAGATTAGAGAAGATCTAAGAGCATCTGTACGTGAGGAAAAGAACTACGCTACTAACTTATATAACATGGGTAGTGAGATCTATAGGGTATCCCTATGTGGCTTAGATAGAAGTAACGACAGAATAAACAAGATAGCAGCCGTACTATCACACAAATACACCAAAGATATGCTATGTTGCTTTGCTCGTTTTATAGTGGCTATTCCAACAGAGTGGCTAAAGATGCTACGGGTAATGCTATCCATGTACGCTAAGGGAATATCTTTAGACCTGGGGGCAGCCTATAATGCTGGTATCGGCGCTATGAACGCCAAACTAGAACGCCAGTTTCTAGAACCGGTCATGCATATGATAGACAACTTCTTTCGTGAGCAACGTGAGAAGGCCCTATCTCTACTAGATCCAGATTCCCATAGTGACCCAGAAGCTATCCGCACCCTGTTCCTGTGCACACCCATAGAGGAGATGTTTACCTACGTACTAAGTGCGCTACAAAAACTACAAGACTTTGTAGTTAAATATATACGTAGGTATTGGGAACTTGGGCAACTAAAGCAGGTCAAGGGATCGCTTAAGATTCAAATTCTAGGGGATAGTAAGCGGGCTGGACTCATTCTAAAGGTACTGAATGCGCTCATTATGTCTCTCGATGCGGGTAACGTGTGCGCACAAGAGGACAGTAGAACACCCAGTCAAGAGGATATTAGTGATATAATAAATAGAACATCACTTGATTTACCATCAGGTGTAAATATTGATACTGGAGATGACCCATACGCAGATTTCTCAGTTAACGATATAAAAGACTTTACTACACTTGAGGGTTTACCTATAATACAACCCGTAGCATCCCAAGAGGTTGTAGCGGCACATGGACTACAGGATTGCGCCCGAGCGAGAATCTCAGATAAGAATATGGCGGAGTTCATAAAACGGGCTTCTCAAGTTTCAGAGGGGCTAGCAAATGCCAATCTTGAGTAACATGTATGACCGCGTCTTTGGGGCAGGGGACGATCTTAGGATCTTCCTTGCGGATATGACCAACCACAGTCCAACTATTAGCTATAACCCAATCCCACCTAACAAGAAACAACCACCAAAACACTTTGGGTACGGTTTTGAGAATATAGATAGGCCCGGCTGGGAACAGCCCGTATTTGACCTACTCGAGATAGCCAAAGCGTCCCAGGTAGAATCATACATTCGCCTATCTGTAGATAAACACAGGGAACACGTACTCCGTAATGGCTGGTCGTTTGTTGGCAAGAACCCAATCACAGTAGCCTATATACATCGCAGACTACACGAGATCAGCGAGAGTATGGGCAAACCCATAGATGAGCAGATATACCAGGGTATTACTAATCTAATTAAGTACCACAACTGTTTCTTTATCAGGTCCAGAAACCGGGAAAAGCCCTTCAAGGCTAGGTTTGGTATTCAACGTGGTAGGGTGACTGGTTTCTTCTCCCTCAATCCTGTAAGTATGCGCTATCGTCGCAGCGTGCGTAATCAAATACTAGAGTGGTATCACGTTGTTGATGATCAGGAAGAGAGTCTAAAACCCGAAGACGTTGTACATATACCGTTCTCCAGAGAAGACGGTTATATCCTAGGCGTACCTTATCTACTACAGGTACTAGATGATATCCAGTACCTACGTAGGCTAGAGGAGATAACAGGTAAGCTTCTCCACAAGTTTGCCTACCCGCTATACCATCACAGGATTGGGGACAAAGACAACCCCCCAATGAACTATGACGATGGTGGTAGTGATATAGGTGAGGCCTATGCAGTAATAGCTGGTATGGCCCCAGAGGGTCATGTTATCACCTCATACACACACACCATAGACGTGGTAGGTGCCGGATCCAAGGCTATGGATATTAAGCCCTATCTCGAATATGCGGAGAATAGGGTTATAGCCGGTCTAAATCTATCTACACTAGACCTTGGTAGAGGTGATACCTCAACTAGAAACACAGCTGAGAGCCTAAGTAAGGGTCTGGCAGATAGGTGCGCCGAGTACCAAAAGGTATTCGCTAACCTATTCACCTTCTACGTACTAGACGAGTTGCTACTCGAGGGTGGGTTTGAGTTAACCCCCGAGAATAAAGTCAATATGTTCTTCCCAGCTATTGACAGGGAGGCCAAACGAGCCGAGGAGAACCACCTAGCTGATATATTTGTCAAGGGTCTAATAACCCATACAGAGTTCCGAATCAGTAGTGGTAGAGAGCCTTTCACGGAAGAACAGTGGAAGGATACACAGTTTGAACACTATACCAAACCTGAGATGGAGACCCAGTCCTCACTAAAAGAGGCAGCAGCAAACAAAAGTATAGAGAACAAGAATAGACCAGCCAACCAACACGGTAAGAAGGCTACAAAGACCAGGGTAACCAAGGACGCTATAAATACTCTGCTGTCAGGTTCCCCAGAGCAGATTAATAGTCTCATAGCAGACCATATGACAGCTGGTATAGAGGCCTATAACGCAGACAATAATTGCAATGTATATCTTGGCACCGGGATACTCCGTGCCTTCACAGAAGACTGTGCCGTACCATTAATGACACCCATATCTCCAGATAACCCACTATTATCTTTCCACGCAAACTCTTTGCTTACAGCCGCATATAATTATGGTTACATGAGATCTGGACAAATAAATAATAAAGAAACACACGTTAAATGGGTACTATCTGATACTGCCTGCGATGCGTGCAAACGGCTACCAATGAGCAAAATACGCAGGTTTACGCCTGGTCAAGTACTCCCGATACATGATGAATGTGTATGCGGAATTCAGTTCATTAAGCAAGAAGAAAAATAAATTTCTATTGACGGTTCTAAGTACTTGGTAGTACTATCCATGTGGAGGGAATATTATATGGGTAATGAATTATCTCCGACAAACCCAGGTCTGACATACGATCCGAGACTTCGGAGTACTGCGAAGTTCTTCGAGGCACTCCAAAAGGAACTTGGACGGATGCAGAAAGCCATAGGTAAACCGGTGCTCCAATCACATAGATCTAAACCAGTAGCTGACCCGGGTCCCGCAACGATGTTGGCAATGCCTAACAAAGCAAAGACCAACAAAGTGTTTGGGCGATAAGCGAATGGATATGATCCTCAGAGATGACCACAATATCAAGGTACCTGAGTTCACTCAGATGTATCTTGGCGATTCGAAGAAACAAGCCGAGTTCAATCGGTCCAAGCTTCTAGAGACGCTAGGTCCTAGGATCAAAATACTAGCTACTATAGATACCAGTCGTAGTGGGACTGTGGTAAATGGTCGTGTGTACCCAGCCAAAGAAATGCGATCTGGTAATGCTACCTGGACTACGCCATACCGCAAACCATTCCTCAAACAACACCCAGCGGATGGTATGTTTGGCCAAGCGGATGAGCCACTGGTACAGGGTAGAGTGGTTGGTGGAAAGTTCGTCGCTATAAAGGACGATATCACAAACGACTGGATCAACCCACCTGTCCGGGACGAAGGTTCTGGTATGGTGCTTAATACCGTAGAGATATCTGATAGAGATGCTGTAGAAGCAATCATAGATGGTAGACAGCTTACAGTCAGTGTAGGAATGGTGCCAGCCAAGATGCTATGCCCATTCTGCCTACTAGACTGGAAAGCATCTATGGCCACAACCCACGCACCCCCAGATAAGTGTGACCATAGGCCTGGTAATGTCTATGATGCGGACTTCAAAAGCTTTAAGGGCAAGATGCCCTTCTACTTTGTTACCCGGGGTATAGTATACGATCATATAGCAGCTACGTACCGTCCAGCTCAACCATACGCAGCTATCCTTGGGTGGGAAGCCTTGACTGACAGCCTTTCCTTCCTCGGCGGCGATGCACTGACCGGAGACATGGCTAGCCTTGCTCTATGCGATGAGGCTGGGCATATCGTCCGACTTGGCGCACCCGTAGACGAGGATAGAGCAGCTCCTCCGCTCGGAGAGGCAGAAGCCGTGGTTCTATCATGCATGGATACTGCCGGTGTATTGGACCTGGGCCCTGATGCGGAAGACGGCTGGGATGCCGCAGATATTGAAGCTGCAATTTCCCGTGTCAGATCAGATGGTACACTCCAGAAGTATCAGGCTCAACTCAAGGGCAAAGTA